CCTGGTGTGGCCATAGATGGGGAAGCCTGCCATACCGGATAGGGCAGCGGCAGGAGAGTTCGCCGTAGAGGGGAATGGAAGAATCCCCTTCGCCGCATGGATAAGTGGATTCTCCTGCATCGGCGGTCCCCCAATGTATTCCTTCCCTGTGATCTGGTTAAGAGGCTCCGTCACGGCGTAGGACAGTTTCCCCGCTGCGGTTTGCCCGGGCTGCCTTAGCCACTCAAGAGGCTCTGTCAGGTGCTTGGAGAACTGCATCGTTCTTCCATCTCCCAGGTCAATGCGAAGGGGATTTTTATTCTCCCAAATGGGCCTTCCTGTGAAGTATTCATTCACCGCACTTCCAACCATCAGGTAATAGATGGCACTCCGAACGAGGGCCTGCCGATGCAGGTCAGCTAACTCTGTCGGCTTGAAGAACCCCTTTACCTGCTCCCCGAGGGAACCTTTCCGTCGAATTGCTTGAGTAATCTGGCGAATAGTTGAGAGCGTCCAGTCAGGGGCGAACAGGAGAATCTGCGAAACAGTCCTTGCTTTCGGATGAAGCATTGCCAAAGCAATATCTCGTCCCCATCTGGTATGAGCGCCTTCAGCAATCCGCCTCCAGTTTAACCCCCCGAATAGTGTATTGACATAGGAAGATGCAATCTCCGCAGCTTTTTCTTTTTCTACTCCATTCGCTATTAACTGGTGCATCTTGTCTGAGCCGAGGAGAAACTTAAAGCCCGTCTGCACTCGTGCCCAGGTAAGGGTATCCAGCTTATGGTTAACTGCAGTAAAGGCCTTATTCATCTTCGCAAGGGTAGGGGAGTGGGCATCCAGGTACTGCTGCATCCCTTGCATTCCTTGGTAAAAGGAGCCTCCAATGTCCTCTACTCCTGGAGTATCCCCCTCCAGAGAAAATGTCGTACCACCACGAATGAGAGCCTGTACGTCCTCTGACATTCCTCCATTATTCAGAGCCTCTAGCATCGCATCCTTCCCCGCAGCGAAGGTAGCCAATTGCCCGGGCATTCCTAGGGCTCTCTTGAGAGAACCTCCAGTCAAAGCAACTTCTGCTAGAGTCTTAATGTGAAAAAGACTTCCCATTACCTTTATGCGCTTAATTGCCTGCATCCCTTCACTTACCGCCTCGAAGGGCTGGCCTAGCCTGGGACTCTCAAACATTCGAAGTGAGGGTGCGATGTCTGGATGGACGAGGCTGCCCCTTAGCTGCGGTAAGTCAACAGGGACATACCCTCTGGGAGCCTTGTCAGCGGGAGCAATAAGTGGCCGACCATCCGGGCCTTGCAGCCCCTTCAGCGTATCGACGAAAGTTTTCCCAGCCATTGCCCTGTCTACACTTGTCCCGTAGATATGGACGATGGTAGCAATGTCCTCCGTCTTGGGGACTAGCCCTGCAGCTTTTCCCTCCGCCAGGGTACTATACGTCCTGGCTTTAGTGAAGGGGGACTTCGTAGTAATAGCTCCACCCAGTCTCCCTTTATTCTGAGGAATATCCCACAGATGAGTTACATAATCCTCCCTTGCAGCCTCCATCATATTATGCTTTTTCAAGTCATACGCCGCCTTATCAAAGAATGCCCGGATGCTTTTTGCCACTTTTAGCTCTTCAGGAGAAAGAGGAACTTTCTCTCCATCCAGCCAGTGAGTGATGGCAACTCGACGTTCTACATCAGGGACAGCCTTTTGAATACCTTGCACGAATCCATGTAGGCGAACTTTTGCGATCTGGCTAGTCGCTTCAAAGTTATTTGTGTATTTATCAATTCGCAGACGGGTATCTGCCTTCAGCCCTTCACGAAGCCTTGGGGCTATCCAAGCTCCTGTCAGGGCCAAAGCCGCCCCTGTTGCTGCTGATTCCCATTTGTCCTGTGGGTCAAGGTAGTTAAAGGCAATTGCCCCGCCTGCGGCAATGCCGAGTTTTTTCAACAAATCTGGGTCAAGGCCACCACTCTGTTTTGCACCAAATCCTGTTCGAAGCTGCGATTGATTTCCGTCCTTAGTGCTTTCTGCTAGCTGATCTTCGAGCACAGGTTTTTGAGCCTGGGCATCTTTCGAAGGTGTATCAGAAAACCGAGGAACTTCCCGATCTGCTCCTCGTGGCTTCATGCCCTGTTCTAGTTGAATCTTTTGTTCCCCCTTCGAGAGTCGATCCCACTGGATTTTTTCCTCCGCCGTCATGTTAAACTTCTGACCAGCCCTCACTTTATCCACAGCCGACTCAAGGGCTGTTTTCTTCCCGGGTACTATTAGAGCAGGATGATCATACGGAACGACTGTTCCTTCTCCCAGGACATGACCCTCGACAAGATGCGTTTTCGGCGCGGGGCCATTCTGTTCTTGCAAAGCAGCTTGCTCCTGGGCCTTTACATGGGCATCTAGTACTTCGTGCAACTGAGCAGGGTTATTCCGGGCCTCATAGGTCAGTCTTGGCACAGGTACAGGTTCGGGTACAGACGGCTTAACTTCTGGTGCTTCACGGCCACCCATGGCTCCCAAGACACCTCCCGTCAACGCTCCACCGACGGCAGATTGAGTAACCTGCTGCGGGTCAACAGTGCCTGTCTGCTGCAGCTGCTGCCCCACGGAACCAGCCGCGCCAAGGCCTGCGTTAACTGCCCCTCCGACAATAGCCCTTTTTAATAGTCCCCCTTCCACACCGCCAACGAGGAACATTTCAGGACTTTCCATCATCCCCTTTAGGGTACTTGCAATAAAGGAACCGGGATTCTGAACGGCCTCCTTCACCAGTGACGTAACCCCCTTCCGCACATTCTTAGGCAGGTTTTTTACATCCTCCTTCAGATGCCAAGGACTTTCCAGCCATTTTTGCAGCCTTCCGTCCCTTGCGGCATTGATAAGCTGCATTGTCATATCATGTGATTTGAAGTAATCAACGCCCTTTTGTATGTTACTTGTAACGTCAGGCATTTGCATCTTATCCTTTGGTACGCCTCCGAAATCGGGAAGAGTATCAACAGGAGTAACCTTCAGTGCACTTTTTTGAGGAGCAGCTGGGGCTGGCCCGGGACTACCGAAATCTGGAGTATAATTAACAGGAGAGATATTCATTGTCCAATTACTCCCCATTTACCCCCAGGCAGTGGCACATACCACTTTCCATCTTTTGCCTGCTGTGCATTAGGATACTGCGCCTTTACTTCAGCTGCAGTCAACCCGGATGTTTTCGGTTGCGGGGGAGTAGCTGGCTTCTTATTTCCCCCAGGCATAAAGGTAGTCTTATCCCCTTGCCAGAAGTGATCTCCTGGCACAGTCCCTACCTGTTCATCCTTCAGTTCCGACAATGATTCCATCAAGGCAGCTTCTGCATCCATTCCCGGATTCTTTGTCATCAAAGCTTTTGCCTTGGAAGCAACGGAATAGGCAAAATCCATCTTATCCACTCCATGCAATCCGGGGACTTCTTTTCCAATCAGATCTTGGGCTTGGATGACCATATTCTCTGGTGGAGGGGAAACGACCTTCCCCCCGCCAACTTTTTCTAGCCGTTTATTCCTAGCGACTGCTTGCTGCGCCTGGATTAGCCGGGCCTCAGCAGCGACTCTCTCTGCAGCCAATTGCGCCCTTCTTAGTGATTCTTCAACCTGATTGTGTCGCTCGCGTTCCTGCTGTTCTGCTGCCTTTTGCGCCTCCGCCAACCTCGACTTAGTTAGCTCAATAGCATTCTTCACTCCCGCGGCTTCATACAGCAGGCCGAGTACCTTCTGCAGATCATACGGTGTTCCCAGGTAAGAAGGGTCATTAAACTTTTCCTTCATATACTGAGCAAACGCATCCCATGTTGCTTGATCATGGACACCTGCAAGCATACCAGCTGCCTGAGCGTGCATTTCCTCAGCCTGCTTTAGCTTGAATTGCTTTTCAGCTATAGAGGCCTTCAGTTGCTCAGCCTGTGCCCTGGTAGTCGAGGCAGCGGCATCGGCTAGCTTCGCTTGTGCAGCAATAGCATCGTTAACGAGCTTCACTCCCTGCGGCAACCCTGACTTCATAGCCATCAGACCTAGTTGCATCATCTGGTCGCTAGGAGAGGCAGGCGTTTGAGCGCCATCTTGGCCACCCTGTCCCTGCGCCATCTTTTGCAACAGAGCTGCGTATTGCTGATTCTGCTGGAGCGTCAAGGCAGCCTGCTGGTTCTCCATCTGCATTCTTTGCGTTTGCAGGGACTTCTGGGCAATCTGTTGCCCGGCAGTAGCTCCCTGAATAAATGGAGTTGCTAAATCAGGCATGTTATTCTCCTTATCAGATGAGACTTTGAATGCCGCTAAGGGCTAGACCTGTCCCACCAGCTTGCGACTGTCCAGCACTGTTCAACAGAGTCCCAGCCACTGCAGGGTTAATGTTAGATCCAGAAAGTTGCATGAGGTTTTGCAACTGTTGCTGGTACAGCTGATCACCATACATCCCTAAGGCACTTGCCATATTACCGCTGCCAAATAGACCCTTTGCAGCTGCATCTCTATTGATTGCCTCGATACCCGCTTGATAACCGGGCAGGTTTTGGATACTCGAAGGGTTATTCATTAGTTGCTGCAACTGCGCTGCGTACTGCGCGCGGTAAGGCCCCATTGCATTGCTTTGCTGTGCTAGTTGCTGCAGCTGCTGAGCATTCTTATTCGACAGCCCAGCTTGGTACAGCTGAGCAAGGCCACTCAAAGCATTCGCGCCGGTCAAGGAATTTCCTGCAGTGCCAAGGGCACTACTTCCCCAAGAGGACATTAGGTCACTCAGCAGTCCCCCACTAGAACCCGAGACTGCAGGCAAAGCATATCCCGGGGCAGTTGCCGTCCCTAGACCCAGGGCCGCATTGGGGAGGGGACTGGAGGACATCAGTCCCAAAGCATCAAGGGTAGGGCTACCGCTGGCACTTCCTTGTGCTAGGGCAGATAGATTAGAAGCGGCTCCGGAAAGTCCGGTAACAGCATTATAACCGCCATACCCTCCTAGGCCGCCAAGGAGAGCCCCTTCCAGTGTCCCACCAAGATGGTGCGTGGTTGCTTGTCCGGTGATGGCACCCCCTAAGGCTCCTCCGGCTGCTGCACCTGCAGGGCCGCCAAGCAGACCTCCAACTACCGCTCCTGCAACTGGAGCAATATCTTCGATTGTATTTCTTAGACTAGTCCACCAACTCATAATAGCACCTCTTATTACAGTTCAAGCCAAGACTGGAGTGTCCCGGACAGTAAAACTTCATAATACCACCCCGCAGGTACAGCACCAAAAATAGTTGCATGGTAGCTCGCAGAGCTACTCGGATTTGAAATTGAAGCAACTTGTCTAAGTACATGATTCTGGGGCAGAGGAGAGACAATCAAGGAAATGGCTGCAGTAACGGAACTTGAAGGATTTATAGTTCCCCCCGCTGAGACAAGGAGTATCCGCCCTGTGGTATTTTGGTAAAACTGATTTACAACACGAGAGGACGTTACATCACTATATGATCCCGTCAAGTATGCGTTAGACTGATTACTCGACTGGCCGTATTGCAAAAACCACTCCAGCCATACCGGGTTAATGGATTGCTGCTGAGTAGTCGGGTCAATAATAACCAGCGGAGCATAGGTAGGCGGCTGACTGAGACTCATAAGACCCCCTCTTCAAGGTACAGGTCAATGGCCTGCAGTCGTAACGGCTGCGGGCCAGTGTGCTGCACCTGGAATGTCCGTCTGCGGAACCGCCCGCAGTTTGTCAAACTTGGCCGACGACTGGCAAGATTGACGTTTTTCCAGTTTGTCCACGTCACTTGGTCATCGTCAGACCACCGGATTTGCAAGTCCTTTGCCGGGGTATTATCCGTGAGAATATCTATCCTAGGTAGATATTTAAATGCCCTCGTACCTCCGTCAAAAGGAGGCGTGGTGAATACCCAAGAATACGTTGTAGTCGTACCGTCTACTGCAAGGGTTTGATTAAAATTAAATATCTGCCCTACACTGTCGCACAGTTGCGTATAGGCCCCGGCACTTACAGATCCAACAATTAACTGGTAAGGAATATCCCAAGTCATCCAAGCCCGAAGGTCCAAGTCATATACAAGAGTAGTGCCGCCAGAGTTACTAGTTATCTGGAGCAAGTATAACCTATGCCCCATGATTTTTACACCCAGCCCTGTATAGGCTACATTAGGTGCAGTACTGTAAGCCAGCAACACCCGATCAATGGCCGGCGTAGAAACTCTTCTGGCACTTAAATTCGCCATGCTGGAGATGAAATATTCCCCGGTATTTCCCTGCGCCATCCATAGTATAGTATCGTCTATTGTAGCGATACTAGCTCCAGACCCACAACCCCAGAGTATACGCTGGGCGGGAACACTCCCCAAGGGACTTCCCGTAGGATTAGCTGCGTCGTAGAAAACTTCTACGTCATACTGCTTGAAAGCCAGGAGATAGGACAACTGCCTTCCAAGGGCAACTGCAGTCCCAGGCGAGTTATTTGCGTAGATTAAATTGTTTGAAGACCATGTCGTCGGGTCATTGACATTCGAACCGTAGATACCTCCTGCCTGGTCCATTGCATAGTAAGTCTGATCTAGCTGGACAATACCTTGAACGAAGGGCTTATTTTGGACACTTGTAGGAGCGCCACTGGTACTTATAGAACTGCCGTTGAAAGTAAAGCCTCCAGCTCCACCGGAAAGCATATAGAATACTGTTCCATCTCCCGAGGAGTCTCCACCAAGAATCCGGCCGATACTTGTATTCGTGTAAGAGCCCCCCGCCCACAAGATCTGCGTGGAAGACCCTGCGACATACCCGTACTGACTGCGACCAAAGAAAGATGCAGAGCCGCCTGGGAGGTTAGTCTCAAGGGCCAACCCCGGCCGCTTATAGCACCATACTATGTCATTAGCATCTTTTTCAAGCAGGCCATTTCGAAGCTGAGCGTCAATGGAAGTACTACCAGCCCTATTAGCCGGCTGCACGAGGAAAGGTAGACGCTTGGTAGGCATTATCTGAAGCTCCCCTGAGAGTAGCTCATCCTCTGATCAGGAGCAAACATCGTGGGAGTATCTTCCACATCCCAGTTTTCCAGAGCCTGTCGGTAAGCGGCTGCCCGCTTCTCACACCTGTCCATAATTGGCTGAGGCTGCCCCGTACAGATCTCATCCGCAAGGCCCCAACATAGACCTATAAACCATTCCTGAGGAAAGGCCGTTTGGTCTGTAATGGAGACATAGTTTGTCACCTGTGTTTCGAACAGGATGTGGCCAGTTCCTGTAGCATCCGTTGCATCTGGAGGGAGCCAGAAGAATACATTAAGGAACGTAGCTTGTTTATCGATGAAGTAGCTGTTGATGCTTCCCTGGTTCGTGATCTGAGACAAACGCATATACTCGTCCCAGGACAGTGGAACCAGCGGCCGCCGGATGGAGTTGCTGTCCAGAAAGTATGCTTGCAGCCCTCGAAGTGGCTTTGTCATATTCACACCTTGCCCAGGGCCTACTTGGTAGAAGGCTTGTCCCTGGATAAGAGGAATGGCAATGTCCTGCAG